TTACCGAAAAAACAAGACGGCATAGGTGGTGCCGTTCTGATTTAGGCAGGCATACTCCTGGCCGGTCACCGGCGACACGGACTGGTTCACCGTCAAACTGGTGTCATCCAGCGTCATACCGATGGTACCGCGGGTCTGGCTGGCAAAGGCCACATAGTGGTAGTTGGCGCTGCTGGAGAATTTGCACACAGAGGGCGCCATACCGTCTGCAAAGACAATGGCAAAGCGAGGGCGGAAGGGGCTGGGGACCTCCACCTTGCGTGTGGCCTTGCCGTTACCGAAATAGTTGTAATAGTAGAACGGCAGCCCCCACAGGTCCCGCTCCGCCTGGGTGATATGCACCGTGGTGTTGCCGGTGTGGTCACCAATGGCCTTATCAATCCGCTGATTATCCGCGTTAAAATCCTCTCGCTGAGGCACATCGGTACCCACCCAGTCATTCAGTTTTAAGTTGGTGGTTTTGTTGGTACTGCTCATGTTAATCCTCCGTATCTAAAATATCAAAGGGCAGCGCTGCCCGGTCAAAGACGGCATAAGGCACCGCGTCTGCGTCCAACGCATTCCAGGTGCGCCCGCTGCCCGACAAATGGGCATAGAGAAAGGGTGGAACCCAGTCCCGCAGCAGGCGGCCCAAATGGACCCGCCCGGCGGCAGGGATCACCAGTTTCAGATCGCCGTCCGTACAATGATAAGTTGCGTCCGCGCCGCACAGATCGCTGAGTGCCTGTTGAAAGCCCGCTAAAGAAAAATCGCCCCAGGGCATTTGCCGCCGCGCCAGCAGCTTTTGGCGGGTCTCTTGCAGGGTATCCCCCGGCAGCAAACCGCGAACCGTCAGCCAGCGCCAAAGATTTTCTTCGGCAGCAGTGGCGGCAAAGGCGCCCTCCCGGGCGTCCGTCAGTTGATCATAGACCAGCGCGATCCCCGCCGCGTAGGCTCGCAGCTCGCCGTTGATCACCGTGCCCGGTTGCGGGTCAAAGCCCTCTGCCTGCGCCAGTGCCTGCAAACGACCCAGCACCGTCTCAAACATAGCAGGTCACCTCCACCGCCGTCACCTCCAGGTACGCGCCGGTGCTGCAAGGGATCACGCCGCCTTTTTCGCCTGCCGCATGCACCTCCGGGGTGCCGCACAGGCCGTCCGTTTGCAGCGCTGCCGCCAGGGCGGAGGGATGCAAGCTGCCGCCGATCACCCGAGCGGAGCACAGTTCTTTCAGCTGATTTTCCAGTGCAGAGCGCACCGTTGCCGGGTCCGCTCCTGCTAAAATTTGCGCCGAGCACACCAGCTGTACCGGTTGCTTTTTTGCCTCCTGCACATCAATAAAACACCCGGCCAGCGTGAGAATATCCAACTTTTCCGTCACCGCCAGGCGCAGTTCGTCGTCCACCTGACCCTGACGGCTGCGCACATATACCGTGACGATATAGTCGGAACCGCCGGGGCACACTTTGCACGACAGCACCCGATCCAGCTGTTCCACCGCTGCGGCCAAGCAGGCGGTGTTCACCCCATTGGGCGGCACCTGCTGCACCTGACAGATCCTTTGGCGCAGGGCGGTATCCGTTTCTACCGCCGCGCCGCCTGAAAACCGATTGGCGTTGGTCACCGAGCGGATGCCCGCCGGGGGATTGACCATCACGGTAATGCACCCCGGCTCCACGTTATGGGCGGTGGTCTTGCCCAGGGAGACAGCCGGCACATCCACCGCCAGTTCCCCTGCGGGAATGGTGGCTGCCTTGGTGGTGGCAAACTGCAAATAGGGCTGCCCGGCCACAGAACACACCGTGTCTGCCGGTACGGTCACCGCCGTCTCTGCTGCTTGCGCCAACGAAAATGTCAGCACCCCGGCGGCGGCAGAAGCACCCTTGCGCTGCAAACCCACGTCCGCCGCGTGCCGATCCAGGTCCGCACCCCGTGCCGTATCGGCAAACACCTGGCTTTGCACATGGTCGCCAAACACCGACAGGGCATACAGCTCCGTTGCCACACTGCGAAAGCGGGCGTCCAGCTCCGGCAGATCCTCCGGCTTTTCGCCGCAAGCGTCGAAAAATGCCGCCCGCATTTTGTCCGTTATTTCTTGATAGGTCGCTCTCATAGGGCAACCGTCACCTCCCGTTCTTCCTCACACACCCACAGACGAAAGACCGCGCTGCCGTCTGCGGTGCGCACCCCCAGCACCAGCACGCCGGGCACATCACAGACGGCCCGACGACCCAGCGCCAGCAGTTCGTCCGGCAACAGATCTGCCCCGCAGCCGCCCACCCCGCCTACCGGCCGAGGATAATAGCCCTGCCGGGGCAGCGTCAGCAGCAGGCGCAAAGACTGCACCAGATCCTCCGGTGCGTCCAGGCGCCGAGGGACATGATCCGTAACCACATAATCGCCGTTTTCCACTGCATAGATCAAGGTTCGATCTCTCCTTTTTCATTGATGACCAGACCGTTTATCCGCACCGTACCGTCCCGGCACAGGCGCACCACCGCGCCGCCGGGGCCGCGCAGCTCCACCTCGCCGGGCGCCAGATCGGTGCTGCCCATACGAGCGCCGGCAACCACTGCGCCGTCCTCTCCGCCGGAGAGCAGCAGCACCTGGGCACCGGCAGGCACATTGGCCGCATAGCCGTAAGGGGCATACACCGGGGTCTCCCGCAAATGGGCAGAGGCCACCGTCTCCACCTGACTGCCGCCCAGGGTCACCCCGGCGCACTCATATCCGGCGCCGCCGGTTTGGCGGGCACGTTCATTCAGCCACATAGTACATCGCCTCCAATTTTGGTTGGCAGCACAGCACCAGTCGGGTCTGTACCTGCCGAGCGGTGCCGGTGATCTCCCGCTGAAAAATGCGGAACCCGGCGCTGTCCGGCACACCGTCCTTTGGCACCACCGGGGCATACAGCGGCAGCCGATGGGCACCGGTGAACACCACCTCCAGCCGCCGATACCGGGCAGCCGCCTGCTCCAGCTTGCGCAGCAGCACCTGCTGGCGCTGCTCCGGCGGATAGGCCGCCACATTGACATAGCGGCGACGACTGATCTTTTTGTCCGCAAAATACCCGGCCTCCAATCGGCGGCAGTACGGTTCCGCGCTGGCAATTTTATAGGCATATATCCCCGGCGCTTCTCCCCGCTCGGTCACCGCCGTAATCGAGGTGATTTGATCCCCGGGCAAAGTCACCGGTGCCTCACTGCCGTAAACACACAGCCGGTTCTCCGGATCGGCAAAAACACCCTTGGCACCCAGCACCTGCATAAAGCCCTGCAAGGCGCCAAAGCAGCTGGTGCCCTTCTCCACCGTATATTGTCCCGGGGCGGTGCCGGCAGGCAAAGCCGCCGTAAAGCCAAAGGGTGCCGCGTAATGGTGGACCATTTGGTCCACATTGGGTGCGTTTAGGCTAATGGGCAGCGCCTCATTGTCCAGCAGCAGACAGGCTGAGGAGCGGGCATACACAAAGCCCCGCCGCTGCCCGGGGGATACCGTCAGCTTTTGCTGGTCCGCATAGCCAAAGAAGCAGCACGCACCGTCCGGCGCAAAGCCCCGCACCCGGTACACCTCCGGCAGATCGCCGTCCCATAAAAAGTGCAGTCGCAGTCCGTCGCAACCGGCAGTCACATCGCCGCTCCAGCGGTAAGACAGCAGCTGCCGGGGCACCGCCCGCTTGCCGTCCAAAAATTCCAGTTCAAAGGTCACGCCAACACCACCTTTTCCCCGGGGGTCAGATCAAAGGGCGAGGCCAAGCGGTTCCGTGCCACAATGGTGTCTACCGACACACCGGTGCGCGCCGCAATGTCAAAGGCGTTTTCCCCCTGCCGCACCCGGGTGCTGCCGTAAGGAGCATACCGGGGCGCTGGGTCACAGTCCTCCGTAAAAGTAAAGCTGTACTGCACCCCGTCCCGGGCGGTGGTGCAAGTGTAATCAAACCGGGTCAGATACGCCCGCATAGGCTCCGCCCCGGGGGCGAACAGCCAGTGGGCCTGTCCGGGCAAAAGCAGCCGCCGCAGCACCTGGGCCATCTCCAGCGCACGGCCGCCGTACCACCAGCCCTTGCCGGTGATCACCGTGGCCCGGCGCCCGGCCGGGGTCACGCAGACCCCGCCGGACAGCAGCCGTTCCTCCTGTTGCAGCGCCCGATTCTCCACCTGAAGCTGGGCGGGATTTTGCAAAAAGGTGTACGGCCCAAAGCGCATACGCATCAGCGCCTGCATATCTACACCTCCCCGCCGTCATACCGGCGGGCGTCCAGGCGCAGATACTCGCTGAGCGCCTCAATATAGGCATTATCCTGTTCGTTCATACTCTCCGTCTCCATCTTCTAAATCCTCCCGATAGGTCAAGGTGGCGCGCAGGTGCAGGCAGCCGGTGTACGTGTCCGCTTGGGGCGCGCCGGCCGACACCGCACACACCCGCCGATCCAGCAGCGTGCGGCAAATGCCGGAGAGCACCTGTTGCAGTGCCCCGGTACCGGCAGCCGGGGGCGCATATAGATCAAAGCGCAGAGCGATCTGACCGGCCCGGCTCTCCTCACCCACTGCGTCGTTGGTACCGTCCATCTCCGCCAGGCTCACCGCCACCACCGGGCGCAACAGGCGGCTGGGCTTCATTTGGTCCGGATATGCCCGGCAAAAGTCCACCCCTTGCAGGGCAGCGCTATCCCGCAGCTTCGCCAGTACCTGCGTCACCGGATCCGTTGTCCACTTCATAACTCCCCTCCTGCAAGCGCTTCATCACGCCGGTATAATACAGCAGCTGGCCGCCCATACAGACCGCCTCCCGCTTGATAAAATAATAAGATCGGTCACCGGTCTCCAGCACCGCGTCCTCCGGCAGTTCCAGGATATTCCGATCAAAAGGGCCGATGTACAGATAAAAATCCTTGTCCACCCGCCCGATGGGCGTTTGCCGATCCGTAAAATTGGACTTGTTCTTCCGCCAGGTCTGTTGCAGAGTACAGAAAAACGGAAGAGATCGACCCGCCTCGGTGACCAGGCAGGCGCTGTTGCCTGCCCGGGTCAACTGATTTTTAATGATATGTGCAGCCGGCGTCATACGCTGAGAAAGGCAAAGGCATCGTCTCGCAGCAGGCCTCTGCACGCCTGCTCCGCGTCCTCCAGCATCAGGGCAGATGCCTTGTGCTGGCCGCTTTGCTGCACCGTTACATCGCCGGCGGTAAAGGCGGTCACATCGTCGCCGCTTTGAAACCACCGGGACTGCTCCAACATACGCAGTGCTTTCACCGCTGCCAGGTGGATCAGTCGCTCATCCGCCGGATCCGTCCCGTCAAACATACGCAGTTCCACCATGCGCACCGCCGAAGCGATCACCGGCGCCCACCGGGTCAGCTGCTCCGCCGTCTCCCCGGAGAGCAGCTGCAACCGCTCTGTGACCGCCTGTATATCCATACAGTTTGGCTTAGGCATGGGTCAGCATCTGAACGGCGCCGGAGAAGATGGGCGAGAACCCGGCAATGGCGGTGATGGACGCCCGCTCCAGCTGGCGATCGATCAGCTTGTCAAAGTCGGTGACCACATCACCGGCCTGCACCTTTTCCAGTGCGCAGGTACGATCCAGCGCCAAAATGGTATTGTCGGGGAACATCTTGTGCTTGATCAGCTCCGCGCCCAGCGGAGTCACCACTCGACCGGTGGCGTGGAAGTCGTTGCCGGCGATTGCATCCTGCATTTCGGTCATTTTCAAAATGGAGGCGGTATCCCGGGCACTCACCAGCAGGGTGGTCATATTGAAGCCCTCAAAAGCGTTCCACAGATCCACCAACCCGGCATAAGTCAGACCGCCCTCCAAAGTAATGCCGCTATCATGCACGCCGATCAGCGCCGCATAAGCGTCCAGCAGCTGCCCTTCTGCAATGCAGTTGCCGATTTGGCGCAGGGTCACGGTAAACAGATCCAGCTTTTGGAACTTCACCGCCTCATAAGAGGCCACCAGCATACGACCCCGCTTGTGCATCTCTGTAAGCGTATCCTTCACCTGCACCGTGGTGGTAGGCAGGGACGCACCCTCCGCCACCTCGGCGGCTGTCAACCGCTCGCCGTTCTCCACACTCTCAATGGCGCGGTAGTCCATACCGTCAATCACCGTGGTGGTGGCCACGATCTTTTGCAGCACATCTGCCTGCTCCATACCCTGGCGCACCGCTCGGCTCACATACTCCGGAAACAGCGCCGCAGAGTCCGAGGTCTGGAAGAATTTGGACACCGTGTCGGAGCCGATGCCACTGACTTTAATGTCAAAGCGCTTAAGCTGGCGCTGATAAGCATCCAGCCCCTCCAGTGGGGTGCCTGCGTAATTTTCCGAAGGGTCGATCTGTTCCAGCGCCTGGGTAAAGCTTTTGCCGGTCGTGTACAGTCCCTTTTCCAGTTTCAGATTATCATAAGCCATCTTACATTACCTCCTGTATTAAAGAATAAAACCGACCATGCCGGTGGTGGCGTCTGCCCAAAGAACCAGACGCTTGATTGCCGCCTTTTCCTCGTCCACTTTTACGCCGCCGCTGCCGTCGGCAATCAGGCCGCAGTAGCCAGGCGTGGGCGCGATACCGGTAAACTTGCACTCCACATAGCCGCCCAGCTGCACGCCCACCAGGTTGCCCTGCACATTGCGTACAAAACCCATAAAGTTGGGGCTTTTGCTGTCGCACTCTTTTACATGTTTATCGGCCACCGGGTATGCCAGCATACCCACCCGGCCGGACTCGCTGTAAAAGCTAAGCATCTTGTCGTCAAATCCGTCAAAATAAATTGCCATGGTTTCTTCCTCCTTAAATTACAAAAGCCTGGTTGTTGCTCTTTTTTTCGCCGCCGGACGCCAGCTGGGGCGACGGCATATTGGCACGGCGATCGGCAGCCTCAAAGGCGGCCTTAAAGGCCTGCAACTCCTTGGCAGTCATCACCCGGGCCACGCCCTCAAACACGCCCAGTTCCATCTGAGGCAGCACCCCGGCGCACAGACGTACCACCTGAGAAGCCAGCTCCTGCTTGTAGCTTTTGCCCAACTGGGCCTCCTGCTCCAGGGTGTCCAGCTGTCGCGCCAACGCTCGCGCTTGGTCGCAGGTGAGGGTCACAGCGCCTTTGCTGTTTTGCAGGGTCTTGCGTACATCGTTCTCTGTCACAGTCTTGTCTCCTTTGCTGCTGTCATAGTGCTTGACCACACCGGCCTCTCGCTGGGCAGGCACGGCCACAAAGCTCCATTCGTAAGCGTCCGTGGCGTCGGACAGCACGGTAAAGGCCACCTTGCCGTC